CTATATAGCAGGTGAGGTGCATAACATGAGTAGGATTTCTCTCCCAGTGTCTTTCACCCACTATATAAGGCTCTTAGATTCACGTTATGCAAGCACATAATATTCCAATTATGTACAAGAGTCAAGAGCCAATGTATAATAAAAACCAACATCCTTTAACAACCCACCAGTGCCATACAAAAATAAAGCTGATTTAAAGGCTTATAATAAAAAAAGGGACTCAACACCAGCCAGAAGACAAGCAAGGTCTATAAACGTGCTTGCTAGGCGTATCATGGAGGAGAAACACGGTAAAGCTGCGCTAAAAGGTAAAGATGTAGATCATATTAAGCCTATTACAAAAGGTGGGTCTAATACCCTATCTAATTTACGGATACTGACAAAGTCAATGAACAGGTCTAGGAGGTCGAAGTAGTGTTGTACCTCCCTAGAATTGGACATTGTTTAAGATATATGCTAGCGTTGTATACATATTAACAAATCGAAGTATGATATTTCCGATGGAATATACGCACTTGGGTCATGACTACCTGGACAAGGTTAATGCATACCAGCTACATAGCGGTGTGGATCTTAACTATGGTCGTCCTGATCAAGATCTTGGCAAAGAAGTTAAATCAATTGCAAATGGAGAAGTTGTATTCGCCAGGGATACTGGCAAGGGTTGGGGGTGTCTTGTGGTCATAAATCATCCTGACTATGGTATTTGGTCTAGGTATACTCACCTGCTTGATTTTAGAGTGGTGGTTGGAAAGAAAGTTAAAGAAGGTGATGTCATCGGACATTGTGGAGGAACTGGAGGAAACTGGAGTCCACATCTCCACTTCGACATTATCAAGAAAGAGCTTTCAAGTTGGACCAAGTATACGTCAATGATGTCACTTGATAAGGTGAGAGAATACTATGCCGAGCCTATAAGTTATATTAAAAACATCCAGGATTCAGAAGGTGTTAATGACTGGAAGAAGGAAGCCGCTGCCTGGGCTGTTGAAAACGGCATTAGCAAGAGCGGAGAAAGACCTGACGATCCTATGACTAGGGTTGAGCTTTGGCAAACTTTAAAAAATTATGATCTATTAAACAAATAAACTATGGAAGTAACAAACGTGATATTGGTATTCGGACCATTAATGCCAATGGTGGTAGGCTTGCTTAAAATGATCTATCCCAATATTGATCCTCGCATGTTCTCTTTGGGGTACAGTGTTTTGATAGCTGTTGCCTTTGGCTTATCAGTAGCCTTTGTTGGTGAAGAAGCCACTCAAGCAGTACTAGCAGAGATGGGGACTATTGGAGCAATAGTGTTTGGTATCGGCACTGGTCTATATAAGATACAAAAATAAGAGCGCATTAAGCACTCCTGGACGCAAAAAACTGTCAAGCAGGGAACGTGCTATCGTTATTGGGAGCTATTATCAAGATAGTGGCTTTCCAATACCGCTTTACCTGTATGAATATCGTGATGACATGGAGAGCAAACGCACACTCCGTTATCTACGTTAAACCTTTCGGCTGGGGACGACCCCTGGCTAGACACATGATGTCCACAAACATATTGGTTTTTATCTCCATTAAAATACATAGGATAACTAAAATCCTTACCACATACTTGGCATACATACATATCTCTTTCGCATACAGCCTTATGCCACTTCTTTAAGTTCATAAGCTTTAATTACAGTGTGGTTATATTCTGCGTGATAGAATCTTTTAGCCCTGAAGTCGTCTACTTGTTCATCGTCATCAAACAATAATCCTGTAAAACTATCCTCCATAGCTTTAACATAGTTCGATGTATCCCTTTTACGTTTCCCCTTAAAGTGGAATTCGTAATACATACAAACTCGCTTATCTCCAAACGGCTTGATTCGTTTAGTGTTGATTAAGTTAAGCAAGTGAAACTGGACGTACTCCTTAAACTCCTTCCCCTTCTTTGATAGGTATCTCCTGCCCTGCCTGCTTGTGGGGTACATAGTGTTCATTGTGGGCGGAACTTCATCTATCTCTATTTCTACACTATATCCTTTCATTATCTTCTTTTAAGTGTTTCTTCTATTATCTCCTGTTCTCTCATAGCAACCTGGTCCATTGCTAACCGTTCAACCTCTTCACGTAGCCCTTCGATATCCCTGTGTGCCAGTAGTTCAAATGCTTTTGCCCAGGTAACGTACTGTATCGGATTACTAATGACGCCAGCTCGTCGCTGGAATTGCATGATATGTATTTGAGCTTCGTTGTAGTGATAGAGTGTTTGCTTGTCCCATTTTTTCCCATCTGGATTCATATTATTTAATTGTTACATCCTTAACGTAGTACATGTACTGACACATCTTAACTAAAGCGTCATGTGGTAGCCACTTAACGTTGTCTTCATCTTTTGAGTACCAACTATTCTGAATACGTAGCCATCTACTAGGGAAATCAAATCCTCTAATCATTACCATGTGGCTTGTTCCTTTTCTTGCACCCTTTGGTGTTGTGATAATATCAGCACTAGGATTTAAAGAATGTCCTTTATAAAGATGTACAGATAACAGAAACGGTCCTGCGGTTTGGATTATCCTGCACAACCATTTAAAATTTCTATAGGCTGCGTATCTTCTGTAGCCCCCTATCTTTACTAGCTCTCCTGTCTTTGTTTTAAATCCTCTATCTTTAGCGATCATACACAAAGCAACAACTCTATTGCCGCCATGTTTCTTTTTATATTCTTCTGCTTCGTCATGGTACTTGTAGAAATCAAACTCTACTATTTTCTCGGTGTGTTGTTGTACGTGTTCTGCTAGTAGTGCAAAGAAAGCATGAGATACACATGTTAAGGATTGTCCTTGGTCCCATGTCCTAGCGGTTGCATAATCTCCATGATCTAAAACTATACTCATATAAACCTAATTAAAAGCATATCTTATTATATCAATCATTGGGAAAATTGGCAAAAATATTGACAGCACACCATACCAAAAGCCCCACTGCATAAAGGTGTAAACGACTGCAAATAAGTGATAAATGTTCCACATAGGCTTATTTGTTTAATTGCTCATTTAATACTTTGTTTTGCCCTCTCAAATAGGCGATTGATATTAGTGTTTTAATAGCAAATATCTCAAAAGACTTTACGGACTCCGATGTAATCATTCCGCTCAAAAGGTCTTCTGCTTCTTTTTGTAATGCTTCTAGTTCGCTCATATTATGTTTAGTTATTGATTAGTAGTTATTCTATTTTCATGGGTGGTTGTTGGTTAAGATAGTTTCTAATAAATTCCATTGATAATTCCTCACCACAATTCCTACAAACTCCGAGCATTAAATGCCTTTCATAATTCATTCCAACGTGGTTACACTTTAAACATCTCGTAGAAGCACACTCATACTCATCATTAATTCTATTGTTGAGTGATTGACTATTTATCCTATGCACTCTTTCTTCCTCGGTTTCAGGTCTTTTTCTTTGCCTACTCATTGCTGCAAACATCGAGGGCAGCCAGCCAAGTGAAATCATCTTATGTTTAGTTATTGATTAATTTAAAATGGCAATCCGCTATCGTTTCTCGACTGTTCCTCACTCATGTTTCTCTCCTCAATTACTCTCTCATATGCCTCTCGTTCATACTGTTCCCTGTACTCTTGTTCTCTCCTCTCATAACCTTCTGGATCAGAGTCGTAATAACTTTGGTCTGCGTTAATTCTACTAATTCCCTCCGCTGTGTTTACGCAATTTAAATGTTCTGGTCTACCCATCTTGTGTTTAGTTATTGGTTAGTTATTTGACTTTAGTGTGAACCTCTCCATTGTCTAGCACCTTTAGGTCAGCAATGCTTCCTGCCACATATTGTGTTTTGCTCCTGTGAGAGTAGGGCATAAACATTTGCTCCATATACCAGTCATTGCTCCAATCAAAGGTAAGTGTTGAAGAATAAAATCTCCATCGGGAATTCTTTAGCTTGATGTGTGAGATAAAAGTAAAGGAGTGTATTTTAGGCACTGGTTGCTTATTTAATACAATTCTCCATGCGATTTTTATTCTTTGCCATAATGTTTTATTCATCTTATGTTTAGTTATCGGTTAATAGTTGGGTGGGCAGGGATTTGCACCACTGCAACGTCGCTGTTAGTTCCTCGTTTTGCCCTCATTTATTGATACGCCTCTCTAGTATCACACGACAGCAGTTTCTTTATCTAAAGCGTTTCAGCCTGTGTCTACCTATTCCACCACCACCCGTATTTAACGATTTTCCGTATTGACCTTAAACAATGCCTCCTGGCTAGGCTTTACTATCTCTACCTCTGCCCCCTCCTCTTTAGCCTGATAAGGAATTACGTCCTTTACAGAACATGCAACAAGGGGTATTCGCAAATCTCTTTCTCCGTGTTCGTTTGTAACCATTTCTCCAACAGCTTTAGCCTTCTTATAAGATATTCCGTAAATTGTTTTATCTTTGGCTCCAATATATATGAAGCTCAAGTGCTGACATTTCAGCTTATCCAGTTGTGGAATCACGCTACTGTTTAGGGGGATAGTTTTGTCCGACCATCTAACAGTTTGTGGTCCTATCCTCCTGGTAAAGATCCCGTTCCTGTATTCACCGTGCGGCTTCTTTTTTCCGTTCGGCAATGTTGCATGTATTCGCATAGGTTTTTATTTTATGTTTATAAATGGTGTAGGCGCAGAGCCGTACATGTTAACAGGTAACACTCCGTTCCACTTCTCTACAGTTTTTAACTCAACATAGTCTTTTCCGCCTTGTTGAGTAATCGCTTGAGCCTTTATTCTAATTGCTTCGGCTTCAGCCTTTGCACTCTCAATAGTTTGTTTCGCTTCAACCTCAATCCTTCTTAAATCGTTTTCAGCCTGTAGCGCTTGTTGTTCTGCAACCTGTTTAGCTTCAATAGCTGCATCAAACTGTGGAGAAAACTCAAAGTTCACGATACTAAAGTCGTCAACAAGGATATAAAACTTATCAAGCCTAGCAACCAGGTTATTCTTAACAGCTTCTTTTACCTCTGCTCTTCTAGATATAAGCTCTTCGGCTGTAAACAAAGCTGTTCCAGATTTCACTGCCTCCTGTATAGCTGGTGCAATTACTTGAGCCTCATAATCCCTACCAATTTGTTGGTAAAGAGTTCCCACCCTTGCTGGATCAACATGATAATTTAAAGCCACAACAGAATTTGCACTTTGTAAGTCTTTACTTGCTGCATCCGCTGTAACTTCTACCTTTTGAGTTTGGACATTCATTGTTTTAATAGACATAGAAAAAGGATTGATAACATGGAAGCCCTCTTCTAACACTCCGTCATAAGCTCCCCATCTCAACACCACTCCACGCTCACCAGCCGATACAGTTTCAAAGCTCATAAATATTAGGGACAAAGCCACTACCGCTGACACTCCACATGCAATCAGTTTAATGATATATTTAGTTGAATTACTCTCTTCGTACATTTTTTCTTGGGTTAGATTTTTTAATAGATGTCCTGATATACCTTTCCTCTTTAATTATTTTCAGCGCTAGTTTGAACACAAAGAGGGAGAATACAAACAGCGTCACAATTGCGAACAGAAATATTATTTTCATAAGCCTAGTGTTAATTATTACATCATGTTTTTAGCCTCAAGTTCTATGATCCTATGAGATGCCTTTAGGCTATTGTTCACCTCAATCATTATTTCTATTTGCTCCTTAACGTCCCTGATTTTTTCTTGTAGCTCGTCATGGGTCTTTTGTTCAGCACTTACGCACCATTTTATCCAGTCCCTTACAAGAGATGCCTTCACGTCCGCCTTGTCTTCAAATAGTCCACGCCTTGCGCTCTGTTCTGCGTCCATCAGCATAGCCTTTGCTACGATAAACTTTAGCCGCAGCTTGTGCAGTTCTGCCCCTTTCTTTGCTATATCAATCGCATTTTGTTTAAGCGTTTGAATAGCCCTGGTTGGATTAAATTCGTTCATTTGGTAATTCGTTTAAGAAATATTCTTCTGGCGTTTCTGCTTCAAACAACTTCCCCTCAAGCCTTTTCAGCGCAGTACCCGCACTCTTTAATTGGTCCCATGCCCACTGCCTATTTTCATCGTCGTAACTCATGCTTTTCTGTTAAGTGCTAACCATAGTTTAGCTACTGCTTCTTCTGGGGTAGCACCGAAAAACTCTGGGGCAACACTTGCCGAACTGCTTGCAACGAAAGCGCCTTCTGTCCCAACCAGAGAAACATAATCTCCCACCGCCTCTATTAGTTCTGATAGGGTGGGGCAAGCAAGATGATCAACATCACACCACTCTCTGCAATCTCCCCACTCCCAGTCAACCGTCAACCAATGGTCTTCTGTTTCCAGCTCTTTACTCTCGCCCACGTAATACCAGGTCACTTCCTGTGGAAACCCTGCCTCCTTTAACTCCTTTGCTAGTTGGTAAGTAATCATATTAGAATGGTAATCCGTCATCATCTACTGGCTCTTCTACTAAATCGTCTTTTGGGTTTTCTTTTTGGGCTGGAGTTGTACCTCCCTCAAGTTTATTAACTCGATCAGCAAGGCTTGCAACCTCTGCTTTTAAAAACTCAAGCTCTCCAGCAACCTTGAACTTCTTATAAATCTTCCCGTTATATTCTTCATCAAACAGCACGGCTAAAACCTCCATGCCCTCTTGCCAACCTGCCATTTCTCTATCTACAAAGCCTGTTCTAGGCGCAATTTCCCCCTCAAACATTGCCGTAGCAACCTTGTAAGGCTTACCAGCTTTAGAGATTTTTTCCTCTGTAACGAACTCTAATAGTCTAACTTTTTTCATTTGATTGTTGTTAATTGTTTCTTAATATGTTTGATCTTTTCTTCTGCACTCTGGAATCCAACTTCTAGCTGATCAAACTTTTGTTGGTCTGGCGTAAACCTTTTAACGAACAAAGACTTTTCAAAATTAGGGTTATACGCCACAAAGTCACACCACTCTCTCCCGGTTATCAACATCTGCATCTGCATTTGCGCTATATAGTCAGTAGAAACCTTCCCGTCTAATAACAGTTTAAAATAATTCTTATCGTTCGGGCATTTGATTTCGACTAATCCATTTTTTCCGACTAATCGATCTGGACTACAACCTACATAATCATTGAACTCCACGAATCCAACCTTCTCAAGGGTTACCCCGTTCTCCATTTCATACATAGCTGCCGCCAATTCCTCTAGCTCATTACCCCTATCCATGTCTGGATTAGAATAATAAACACGCTCACCGCTAGAATAATAATCACTCATTAGCTCCAGAATATAGGTATCTAAACCTTTTCCGTCAGTAGCGATAGCAGTAGCATGACTAGCCGTAACCTTCCCTTTTCTACAGTTTAGCCATTCTTGACTACCCTGTTCTACGTCTATGATTCTCATTTTGATAAGGTTAATTGATCTTTTCTAGCCATAATCATTGCATCAACATCTTTCCCCTTGCCGCTGTTTTCCTTATAGAATAGCCGCAATTCTTCAATAGTCTTAAGCTTGGAAAGCTTGTCCTGGATAGCCATAATTTCGTCCTGTTTTTGACTATTCAAATACTCCTGGAACTCTGCCATCTCTTCACTACTGGCAATCTCCCCGCTAGCCATATATCCGAGCATCGCTAAAGCCCGACCAACTGCAATAGTTTCAATTTTCTCAAATGCCTTTTGCCCTGTTGTACCTCCTATCGCATGAGCTACCGCCTCCGCTGAAGACTCGTCGCCCTTGTCTTTTAGAATCCGAGCCTTAAACATAATTGTCCCTTCTCCGATTGTAGGAGTAGTTTCTACAAGTCCGTGCGGGCATTCTTCCCTAAATATTTTGAGCCTGTCAGATACCTTTGCGTACTCTGTGTTTCCGCTCAACCTGATTGTCTGTGCTTTTTTCATGTGGTTTTGTTAATGGTTTAAATAATTCCTCCAGGGGGATAGGCTTGTTAGCCCCTTTGATTATGAGGTCCCTGTTTATTGCTTCCGCAATAGTAATAATTTTCATAGGCATTTATTTTAGATTTAAGGCGTTTTGTTTCGTGAGCGGATAGATGTATCGGCTTTTGATTTTAAATCGACGTAAGCCCTATACAAATAACTCACACGGCATTATTCAACTGGGTTTGTTGGAATATATTTAGGATAGTTCCCTAAATGTCGAATCATGTCGGCTGCTGTATACCAGCCTTTTTCCTTGGCAAACTCGTTGATCACCTCTTTTTGGTTGGCAGTCATTCTCACGACTAGCCTGTCTTCATATCTCATAGTTTTTAGTTAATGTTCTTACATAAGTTATCACGGGAGTTATACAAAGTCAAATCTTTTTTATTTATTTATAACTCCTGTGTCTTGGTTTAATAGCACCGGGATTTCTGCTAGTTTTCCGTGCCTATTCTTTCGGATTTGAATGGTGAGCGTGGCTAACATGTTCGGGCTTTCTAGTTCTGCTTGTCTGTCCCTGTGGAGAATTATTCCCAGGTCTGCGGAGGCTGCGATTGCCCCTGATCCCTTGAAGGGAATGACTGTTGTCGGGGCTTTGGCTCCTTCGTTTGAGATTTGGGAAAGTGCGATAATCGTTATCCCTAGATCTCCCGCCAGGGTTTGAAGCTCTAGTGTTGCCTTTGTTGTACCTTCGTACTCTCCCCCTTGGACGTGTAGGTTCTGAATGAAGTCCACGAATACCAGGCGGGGAAGTCTACCCCTGGCTTTAAGTGCCATAAGCTTTAGCCTGATTGCATCTGGTGTTCTGTCCCTGTCAAAGATGTGGACGTTGCTTTTTGCAACCTGGTCTATTTCGTCGTCGAAAGCTGTTGGTTCGTGTCTGATTTTCCATATTGGCTGACCTGTGTATTGGGTGATTATTCTTTCGGAAATTTGTTTCTTGCTCATTTCTACCGAGAAAAAAGCTACATGGTTGTCGGGGTGGCTCCTGATGTATTGCGCCAGTAACCAGCAAGCGAGTGAGGTTTTCCCGTAGTTGGTGTATGCCCCAATGACCCAGTAATGACCAGGGCAATAGCCGTCGATCACGTCGTCAAGTGAGTCTAGCCCTGTTGTATCTCCCGCTATGCCGTCGCCAATATTGCACCAGTCTTCGTAGGCTTCGGCTAAAACATCTTTGATTTCGTTTTTCTCTTTTGTTTCATCTCCTAGCCCTGAAAATATTTGCAATGTTTTTTCGATATAAGCTTTTGCATCATCTCCTACTGGCTCGCCTTGGTGGAAGTGAAGCACTCGTAGTTTTTTGAGATTGATTATTTTATCTGCGAACTCTTCGGCAAACGCTGCCGTATTGAAATAATCAGATTCCAGGTATTGATAAGCTTTTTGCAGTGCGGATATGTTTATCTCACCAGTAGCAATATAATCTTTTTTGATTTGTTTGAAGTTGTTTGCGTGAAGCATGTTATAAAAATCGTCTGGCTTTAATTTCGCAACCAGTATCGGGATAGAATCAGCATCATCTATCATCATTTTTATTGCTTGCTTCTCTAATTCTACGTCGTTTGGTGGGTTCATGTTAATTTCTTTTGTTTATTTAAATATTGCTCTTCGTAGTAGCCGAGTTTATAAACCGCCATCTCCTCTTTGGTTTTTGGTTCTTGCCCGTGGGTGTAACATGGTTCGGGCTTGTAAACCAGTGCGGAAATAGAGCTTGTTGCATACAGGCTCTCCCCCAGGCTAACAAACTTCGCCCCTGTTTGAAGTGCGATCTTAACCTTTGCTGCGTGCTGCGGGGAAACAAGTAGCGGGTCTGTACCCCCAAAGAAAAACACTCCGTAATTCTTTTTTTTGGCTGCGTTGTTGATGTGGTCTTGAATATCCATGTGAAATGGTTAAAAAATTATATTTTTATTGACTGTTTCTTTTGGCACGCTCTTGAGCTGGTTGTACAAATACGTGATACTGTTGCAGTTTTTCCGCCTAAAATCGTCCCCCATAACATAATCAAGCCTCCTCTTAAACTCCTGCTTTCCAACCTTGTCGAACAGGCTAACCAGGTGCTTGCCAATGTTTCTCTCGTTACGAGAATCAGCAAATGCATCTATGCCCAGCGCTCCCTTTAGGGCTAATAACATCTTGTTGATTCCAGGATTGCCGTAACTTTCTTTTTCTTTTTGGGCGGAATTTTTTTCTTTTTCTTTAGCTTTTTCCTTTAAGGTCGAAATATTAATCCCGTTTTCTTTTTCATACTGGACACGAGGCAAAGCCGAGTTAGTATCTTTAGATACTGTGCTTAATTCTTTCTTTCTTTCTTTCTTACATTCTTTAGTAGTGGTTATTCGTTGGTTATTCGTTGGTTGCTCGTTGGTTATTCGTTGGTTATTCTGTTGGTTATCTGTTTGATAGTCGTCCCACTTATTTAGCTTAACCAAGCTATAATTCGGAGTACTATAGATGGTTATTTCGTTGGTTGATATCAGCTTATTAAAAGAGGTTCTAACTTGTTGGCGGCTTAATCCTATCTGCGCACCGAATTCAGTAATTCCGATGATTATCTCACCAGGGTTAATTTCTTTTCCACGCCACTTTTTCTTTTTGTGGTTACATTTTAAGAGTAGGTGAATAAATAACACCTTCGTGTTGGTGTCGTCGTACCATTCCCACTCTAAAAGTTTACGGTGAATTTTAATCCAGCCTTCCATAATTATTATTGTTAATTGTTTAGTAGACGTTATTCTCTTTTAATAAGCCAAACGTAAGTTTATTTACCCTGTTTAAAAATTCTCTATCCTCTCCCAGGTCTACTGCTATCCAGGTAAGAATAAGCCTTTGTTTGTCTTCTAAAGACGGTTCTTCTGTTTTCATAATTGTTATTGTTAGATTATATACAGACCACCACCCCCGCAGGAGATTCCGCCAACGGCGAGGGCAGTAGCTTGTATATAATTCTTATTCGTGTTTATTTGTCATGTTGGCGGATTAATTGGGCTGGATAATTATATTCCCTCTTCCTCTGAATGTAAATCTTTTTTCTTAAACATTTCGTAGGCAATGTTTGTACCCACTGGAGAATCATTGGCAATTAGCTTTTTCTTGTATACATGCCTTTCAAACCTTCCTAGCTCCATCTCTAAAGATTCAATAGAGTTGCATCTGGCTTCAAAGGTGAGGAATTTTTCTCCTGGATCTGGCACGATTGTTAAATATATTTTCATTGGTATAGGTTAGATGATTTTTCTTGTTCGCATATTTGAGAATAATATTGATTGTCAGCCATTCTGATTAGATCTTTTCCTTCCAGGTCTTGATCAGTAAAGCCGAGCGAGTAAAGGTATTCGTAAGCCTTGTGTTCTGTTGAAAATTTCATGTTGTTTGGTTAGATAGTAGGTGAGTCATAGCCTTCGATTGATTCTACTGCGTTTTTTACTAGTTCCTTACAGGTCTTAACGCTCATATCGTCGGGGCAATCGCTCATGCTAGGGCTATTAGGTGAGCCAGATAAGACAATTAACACGATTCCCGCAAGTATCCAGTAGAATATGCTTCTGATTGTTTCTCTCATATTGTTGGGTTTAAAGTCCGTAACTTTGTAAGCAAATTGCATAGCCGTTTTCGTATGTTTTCGTGAGGTATCTACCCTCCGAGCACTCCATATAATAGCCGTCGCAAGTGCTTGCATATAAATCTATAGCTGATTGCTCTGCTGATTCGTGGCATGTTGATCTAATGCTGTCTTCGTAAGCCTCTTGCCTTCGGGCTTCGTCTTCAAGTTCAAGCTGGTGTTGTACCTCCCTCTGCTTCATCTCAAGCTCTTGTTGCTCGATCTCAACTAGCGCATGATGTTTAGCTGGTAAACTGATGACGTAATAGTGAGCGATAGATAAGCTAGCAATTAACATTGCTACTACTGTTCCTGATTGTAAGATTTGTTTAGTGTCCATAATTATTTTTAAGATTGATTATATACTTCGATTATGTTTTCTGGTTCGTCTAATGCAAACTCGACGAATGACATTAGTGAAGCCATTTGATGACTTTGAAGGTCGCATTTTCTATGCACTGTTAGAAATGCCAAGCTCATTAGCCCCCGTAGCCAGTCAAATTCTGGTGTGCTTGATACTCCACCCTCTTCGCCATCGGCTCTAGTTTTAAGCCTGATTACTGCCTCTTTTTTCCTAAACTCTTCGGCAAGAATTTTAAATAATTCTTTATGATCTTTGGTCATGGTTTTATTGTTATTTTATAATGAATGAAGGAATGATAAACACAAGTAGATAGTAGGGAAAAAGGCTAGTCCTAGCACTGTCCCGCAAATTAATTCTTTTAGTGTCATGGTGATAATTATTAAATATTATTTACAGTCTTGGCAAACGCCATACTCACGCCCTAGCTCGCATAGTTCAGCACCGCAAGCGCAATATTCCATTTCCTCTATTAAGTCGGGTAGCTTTGGCATCTTGCCAGTGTATAGGTCTTGTATGAAATTGTTTTCTTTTTCCATTTGTTTAATTGTTAAGGATTAGTTTTGTCTATAAATGTAATATTCTGTTTCTCCTATTTTCTCCCACTCTTCACCGCCATTATATCTGTTTAAGGCATGCGCCCTTCCGTCATATTTTGCGTCCGCTTTCCAGCCTTCAATGTCAAAATAGTATCGTAAGTGTTCTGGTATTTCTGGTAAAACACATTCGTCAACATAATTATCTAGCTCTTCGTCCCAGAGTTCGTCCGCCTCTTCATCTGTGACAACTAGGTAATCTTTTTGCCCGTATTCAATAGTTTTTTCGTCGTAGCTTGAGGGTTGTAGCTCCTCTATTTCCTCACCTTTAAGCCCTAGATGTTGGGCTAAGGCTTGCATTCTTTCGTTCTGATTGTTTGTTGTGTTTGTCATGGTTTTGATTGTTAAATTGTTTATAAGTTGCTCAAGCTTTTGTTTAACTCTTCAAGCCTGTTTTCTAGCTGTTCCTTTTGCCTAAAAGCCCTAGCGCTCAGCTCTTTAAGCTTTTTGTTTACATCTTTAATCTCATTTTTTACAGCGCCCTTGATGCCTTCCTTGCTTGTATCCCTAGGGTCTTTTGCGTATCTGTAGTCATAGACTAAAGCTTTGTAACCAGTGGCGCCCTTTGCCCAGCCAATATGCTTGGCTGTTGAGCTAGAATAACCAGCATCGTTAGCAAAGAATAAACCGCCGTGCCTTACCAATAACGGGTAATGGTAGCCGTAACTGTAAAACGTGCCGTTGCCGTTTGTGAACACTGACGAGCAAGTTTTTTCTACATGGTTGCTGTTATGTAGGTTGCTTTCTATAAAGTCTTGAGTTTTCATAATTAAGTGGTTAATTAATAATGAATGTAACTTCAGTGTATACGATTGTTATAACATAGTCAAGTATAAACAATCATTTGAGTTGACAAGTTGTCCCGTTTGTTGTCACTAGGCTTGCACCATTAGAGGGATTAGGATATAATATAAGCAGCTAGTGAAAGGTAAAACCAAACTATGAATAGATTGATAAATTAAGTGGTTTTGATGCCTAGCTCGGGAAGGGTAGAGGCTTCTCGGGTTTGGTTTTGTTTTTAACTAGACAGTATGAGCGAAAAGAAATGTCCACTATGCGGCAAGGTATGCAAAAGCCAGTTGGGTTACGGCTCACACTTAAGAATGCACGCAAAGAAGGGTGAGATCGTACCAGGTGCGCCAGTAATAAAGGGAACAGCGATAAGAGATGTTGTACCTCCTAGTGACATTAAGCCAGGAGATATAGTTACAGTTGCAAAGAATGGAGAGAGGTTTATGGTGGATTCTATTCTTAAGGGCAAGATAGGGAGAAAAGTTAATGCAGTCGACCCGCTTAAATATTATCTAGTAGAAGAGTTAACTATTAAATAGAATGGCAATTACATATTATAACAATGCTGTTACTGGAGATAAGTTTGAAGTAACAAGTGAAGAGGATTTACAAAAATATGGTCAGGAGTACGGGAGTAAAAGAAACTTCATTACATTAGTTAAAGGGATAGAGATCCAGAACAATAAGTTGGTAATAGAAGTCGGTAATGGTAACACAATAATTACATGAGTAAGGATATTGTAATAAAGAGGACAGGACGTCCGACAAAATATTACCCAGGTATTGAAGCAAAGGTAAAAGAATACTTAAAAGAAAGACAAGACAAAGAAGAGTTAAAAGTTAAACAAATAATAGAGGGTGGAAAGGAGCAGACAGTTTATGAATCAGATCTAATAGTTGATCTCCCTACAGTAGCAGGATTAGCTAGTTATATAGGAGTAAACAAGACAACTTTGTATGAATGGGCTAAAAGTTACGAAAGCTTTTCCAACGCTTTAAGTAGTATTTTACAGGAGCAGGAGCGCAGATTATTGAATAATGGATTGTCGGGAAAGTACAATTCTACGATTGCTAAATTGATATTAAGTTCGAATCATGGTTACGCGGAAAAGACAGAGGGAACAGTTGAGCATTCTCTAAAGCAAGCCAATGATTTAGTAATAGATGTGTAATGAAAAAGAATCCAGATGTAAGTTTGAAAGGGATTCTTGAGCATATAGGGGTAGAATTGCATGAGAATCAAAAGGTTATTGTACGCGGCATGAAGCGGTATACATGCGTTACAGCTGGGAGAAGATTCGGCAAAACACTGGTTGCGAGTACGCTTGCACTCGGTTATTTAAGGGCGACGGGCAAAACAATTTGGATTGTTGCTCCGACATATGATTTGGCTAAACGAACCTGGAAATATATATACGGTTGGGCATTAAGATATTACCCTAAATGGAAGATAAACCAGGGCAATTTAAGCATTGAGAATAAAGAGAATGGGTCGATATTAGAGCTTAAGACAGCGGAAAATCCAGCATCATGTATTGGGGCTGGTGTAGATTTTCTGATAATAGATGAGGCAAGTCGGATTAAAACAGAGGTATGGGAAGAGGCGTTATTCCCTACGCTAGGCGATAAACAGGGTAAAGCCTTCATGATCTCCACTCCTAAAGGGAAGAATTGGTTCTATGAATTATACCTAAAGGGGCAGGAAGAACAGTTCACAGATTACGCCTCCTTCACCTTTGAGAGCAAAGACAATCTATCATTGCCTCATATGGTAGAAGAACAGGAGAAAGCAAGGACAACATTACCGCAAGTAGCCTACGAACAGGAGTATCTAGCCAGATTTTTAGAAGATGCTGGACAAGTATTTAGAGGGATAAGGGCATGCGTTAAAGGAGAATTTCGGGAGTATAATAGAGAGCATGCATATATCATGGGAGTTGACCTCGCAAAGTACGAAGACTACACAGCGATTACTGTAATCGATCTAACGGACTTTCATGTCGTAGCCTTTGATAGGTTCAATAAATTAGATTACGCCTTTCAAATCGAACGTATTAAAGCCGTACACAGAAGTTACCATGCTCCGATCGTGATTGATGCTACAGGAGTCGGCAATCCTATAGCAGAAGCGATTGAGAGAGATGGGATACCTGTATATCCTTATAAGTATACGAATCAGTCAAAGAAGTTTTTGATCGAGAATCTATCATTGAAAATAGAACAGCAACAGGTTAGTTTCCCGGCAATAAAGGAGTTATTACATGAGTTAGAGATATTTGAATATGAGTTTTCACCAAAGACAAGAATGATCAGATATAACGCTCCAGCAGGATATCATGATGATTGCGTTAATAGTTTAGCATTAGCAGTATGGGGGGCTGGACATTACGAACAAGATACCGTGCCTTATGTCGAACCATACCCAGAAGGAAGTCTTGGACAACTGGAAGAACAGCTAGAACAAGCCAGTTATCAGAAAAACTTGAAGTACTTTTTATAATGACGGGCATTCCAATTGACAAATGACGGGCAATTAAATATTATGCCTACATGAAAAAAATGACCAGTAGAGAATTCCAAAGAACCTTTTATTCGCTAGCTGCAGAGGTTATTGAGGTAACCAATAGGGGAAATGTAGTTGGTAAATGGATACCGTCAGAAATAGACGCAAAATCGATGACGGGCACAAAAACGGCAAATGACGGGCATAAAATAGAGGTAAATGATGACGGGCATGACAAAGTAGGCGTATCAGTGGAGGAGTTTTTGGCTAACACTAAAGGAAAAGAAATGACGGGCATAAATGACGGGCATGTAAAAATTGTAGTTCCAACCTCTCCAAATGTTTGTCAGGGTTGTGAGAAAAGTATAGCGCAAAAAGTTATATGGGTTGATGGTGAGGAGTTTTTAATTTGTAAGTCATGTGCATTAAAAGGATATGCTGGAAAAAATTTTGAAAAATACTTTAATAAGTTAGAGGATTGTCAATAAACATTGATAGAATTAAATAGACAGCGTATAATAGAAGTTAGCAAAGATTCTTTTTTCTGCTAACTAAACTTTATGGAAGACTACAAAGAGGATAAACCTACATATAAGGAGAGGAAGGAATCGAAGAAAAACGATGAGGCTCTTTTGAAATGGGTGATAGAGAAGAGGGATATAGCGATAAAGTTCCGTAAAGATATAGGTTGGAATGAGATGGTTAAGCGTGCATGGAATTATTATATGCATGGACAGGCGGAAGATTTTAATGATGCGGAATTAGGAAATAGGGAGGAGAGGAAGGCTAATTATGTTTTCAGTAATATAGAGAGTATTAT